GCTGATCTGACCTATCAACAAGGTCTCAATCGCATGTTCTCCAGGTCTACTCGTTGGGATTTCTATTGGCCTGCTCTCGCTCACCTGGGCGAACAAGGCATTCTCAACAAGGAAATCTATGCGCAAGGTCCTGCTGCTGTTGATGGCAATGGTGATCCTTATGACGAACAAGTGTTTGGTTACCAGGAACGGTTTGCGGAATATCGTTACAAACCTTCGCTGATTACAGGCGAGTTCCGTTCCAATTTTGCGCAAAGCCTGGACACTTGGCATCTTTCCCAGGACTTTTCCTCTCTACCGGCTCTCAACTCTTCTTTCATTGAAGAGAACCCACCGGTTGATCGTGTCATTGCGGTGACTTCCGAACCGCATCTAATCTTTGACAGCTTCATGTCGTTACAGTGTGCACGTCCGATGCCTGTCTATTCGGTGCCTGGTCTTATTGACCATTTCTAAGCAATCTTTTGGTGCTCCGCCCCGTTTCTCGGCGGCGGAGCCGCTAATTCAAAAGCATGGTGATCCCTATGGTCTTTCCTCTACTAGCCTCCTTAGGCGGCTTTCTCGGTACTGCTGGCGGCGCTACCGCTGCTTCTCTCGCTGGTGGTCTTTTAACAAACGCTGCTAATCGGGCTGCTTCCGCTAAACAAATGGCCTTTCAAGAACGAATGAGTAACACCGAGTATCAACGTTCTATGGCCGATATGCGTCTAGCTGGTCTTAACCCGATATTAGCCTATCAAAAAGGCGGAGCCTCTACCCCAGCCGGCGCAGCAATACCGATGCAAAATCCTGCTGCTGGACTTCCTCAGGCTCTGTCCTCTGCTGTCAGTGTTTCCAAGATGCAATCAGAGATTAATCTGATGCAGGCAAACACTGCGCTTTCGCTTGAACGGCAAAATACTGAGGTTACCCAACAAAGCCTCAATACCTCGAATACCAAGTTGACCGAAGAGCGGCTGAATACCCAGGTGAAACTGACAGAAAAGGAAAACGCGAATATTTATATCGCGCTGAACAATATCGAAATTCTCCGCGAACAGTGGAACCAGGAATACGCAAAGGGCGTTCGCGCCCTGATCGAGGCTAAGATTGATCAATCTGGCTATGGTGAAACTCTCTTGTGGCTTCGTCGTGTCAAAGAGGTTGCTGATCCTGTTGAGCTGATGAAACTGCTCAAACAATCTATGAACAAAGGCAAATATAACCCCCGTCGCCCGAGAGGCTGAAAGGAAAGACTATGACTATCTCGTTCAAAACTGCCTATGGCAAACGTGTTCCGGTTCGCTTCGCAACAACCGGCTATTCACTCACTGATCAGTCAATGGCGCCAGAGTGCGACATTAACAAAATCATGCTGCGCTGGCAGAAGACCGGTGTCCTGGAACACCGGAACACCTTCGAGGGCCAATATGGCGATTTCATCAACGTGCCCCAGGATTATCATTCTGCGATGAACCAGGTCATTGAGGCCGAAGAAATGTTCAGCTCTCTCCCTGCGAAACTTCGCAAAAGGTTCGGCAACGATCCTGGTGCTTACCTGGATTTTGTTGCTGATCCTGAAAATTCCGAAGAGCTTGTCAAAATGGGCCTCGCAAAGGCCCCTAAAATAGCCTCTGACGGCGATGTCCTCGACGATGTGGGTGATAACCCGAAAACCAAAAAGGCCGTTCCAGAGCAGAAAAAAGGCGTTCCTACGCCGAAATCTGATCCGTCGCCCAAGGCGGATTAAAAATATTGCACAGTTCTCTACTTGATGTAACTGTGCTAACTGACACCATCGTGTCTCAAAACAGGAGTTGAAAACATGAAACGACGCTTCCTCTCTCGCAAAAAATCCCGCAGAAACTTCCGTTCTGGTGCGCGGGTGAAATCAAGAAACTATTCGTCTGGTCCGATGCGAGGCGGCATTCGGATGTAATGAATGCCCTGCTATTTTCCTCTGCACGGATGGAAAGACTTAAGGGACGGGTTTGTTATGACCCGTCCCAAACAAAGGTTGGTCTCACGTATGACTGTCTCTTGTGGTCAATGTATAGGGTGCCGCCTCGAAAGATCGAGGCAATGGGCTGTTCGTTGTGTTCACGAAAGCCAAATGCATTCCGAAAACTGCTTTATCACTCTTACCTATGATGATGATTTCTTACCCTTTGGCGGTTCTCTTTACCGCCCTGACTTCCAAAAATTTTGCAAACGTTTAAGAAAAAAAGTCGGTCCGTTCCGGCTTTTCTATTGTGGTGAATATGGTGAAACAACCCGTCGTCCTCATTACCACGCTATCCTCTTTGGTTTCCGTCCGAATGACCCGGAATTGTTTTCCCAGGGAAAACATAAACTCTACGAGAGCAAGTTGCTCCGTGAAACTTGGGGTCTCGGTCACGCGTCCTTTGGTGAAGCGACCTTCGAGACCGCTGCCTATGTAGCTCGTTATGTCACTAAGAAAATCACCGGACCTGCTGCTGAAAAACATTATCAAACAGTAGATCCCGAAACTGGCGAGATTTATGATCTCGTTCCTGAGTTCAACGGCATGTCCAGGCGTCCAGGGATCGGTTTGCCCTGGTTAAAAAAATATGGGCGTGGTGCCTATGAACGTGATGAGGTTGTCCTCCGTTCTAAAGCTATGAAACCGCCCCGTGCTTATGATCTTCAATTCGAGGTCACTGATCCTCTTCTTTTCCAGTCGGTGAAACTTGCCCGACAAAGGAAACATTCGGTTCTCCCTGATCCGAATGAATACCTGTCCCGGCGTCAACATGCCGGTGACAAAATCGCGCGTCAGCGCCTTCAACTCAGGAGTAAAATTTGATGAATATGTTCACTATTCGGGATGATGCTGCCAAATATTGGCTTCCTCCCTTCTTTGCGAAAACTGATGCTCAGGCAATTCGTATGTTTGTCGGTTCTCTGGGTGATTCTTTCCCTTATCGTGCTGATTTCGCCCTCTACTGCATTGGCTCTTTCGATGATGAAAAAGGCGAAGTGAAAGCTGAACGTCCGCGCGTTGTTATCGGCGGTCATTCTATTGCTGAAACCCTTGACCCGCGTGTTAATCCTGACCGCGAGCAAGCTCAACTGCGAGGTGTCGCATGAAGTCCGTCATGAAACATAATTTCAGCCAAGTTCCCCGTGCTGATATTCCCAGGTCGTCCTTTGACCGCTCTTGTGGTTACAAAACGACCTTCAATGCTGGCTATCTCGTCCCTGTTTATTGTGATGAAGCTTTGCCAGGCGATACTTTCAACGCGAAGCTTACAGCTTTTGCTCGTCTCGCAACTCCCCTTCACCCGTTTATGGACAATTTGTTCATTGATACGCATTTCTTCGCTGTTCCGATCCGTTTGATTTGGTCGAACTGGGAGAAGTTCAACGGTGCGCAAGACAATCCGGGCGATTCGACGGATTATATTGTTCCAACGATGGCTGCGCCTGCTTCAACCGGCTATGCTGCAAATTCGCTTTCGGATTACTTCGGTATCCCTACCGAGGTTCCTGATTTGGAACACTCCACCCTTTGGCACCGTGCGTACAATCTGATCTGGAATGAATGGTTCCGGGATCAAAACCTTCAAAATTCTGTTGTTGTCGACAAAGGTGATGGTCCTGATGATCCGACTGATTATGTGCTTTTGCGCCGCGGCAAACGTCACGATTACTTCACGTCAGCTCTACCTTGGCCCCAAAAGGGGCCTGCGGTCGATCTTCCTCTTGGTACCTCTGCGCCTGTGGTTGGCATTGGTAAAAGCAACCAAACCTTCAACCAGACTCTGAAAAGTGTCTATGAAACCGATGGTTCCGGCACTGTTCAATATGCCGATTCTTCTGGTGTCGATTCTGGTTCATCAAACAGCGTCTATTATGTCGAGGAAGACCCTAACAATCCCGGCTATCCGAATATTCGCGCTGATCTAACGGCTGCTACAGCTGCGACGATCAACCAGCTGCGCCAGGCGTTTCAAATTCAACGCCTCTATGAACGCGACGCTCGCGGCGGTACTCGTTATATCGAACTTCTGAAATCTCACTTCGGTGTCACTTCTCCTGATGCTCGGCTTCAACGTCCTGAATACTTGGGCGGCTCTACTTCTCCCATCAACGTCTCTCCGATCGCCCAGACCTCTTCGACGGATGCCACTACTCCCCAGGGCAATCTTGCTGCCTTTGGTACTGCTGTTATGCGCGCCCATGGGTTCAAGAAATCCTTTGTCGAACATTGCGTTATTATAGGTCTTGCTTCGGTTCGTGCTGATCTGACCTATCAACAAGGTCTCAATCGCATGTTCTCCAGGTCTACTCGTTGGGA